TACAATTAGCCACCGTGTCCATACATTCCCTAACAATCAACTCGGCGAACTTTTTGTGATTGACATGGCTGGTATTAGGATCAGGCCATACTTGTCTTGCTAATTCTAAAATTCGTTCGTTCATTCTTTAACTCCGAAATGTTGTTTAATCGCTCTGGAACAATCGTGTGTTCCTCTTGACCATTCTGAACTAATCTTATGATCTAATAGTAAATCACAATGATTGGCACATTCCCTAACAATCAACTCGGCGAACTTTTCAGCATGTTCAATACCCATCCACTTACCGCTAGTGTCAGTACCAGCTTGCGTCATTAATTCTCGAATTCGCATCTTACCTAATGATTGATTACGACCTTTGACAAACTCGTCATGCTTTTCTTGTGTGCCTAAACTGTATCCACCGTCACCGGCGTGAATATCTGCACCTGCTTTGATATTTTCATTCATCTTCTACTACTCTATATTGTGATTTAGGATAAGTTGCCAATAACCATTCTAACATTTCTTCGCTATATGGCAACCTAACTGAATCGTATTTATTTGTGATATACATCACCAGCTACTGTTGTAAAATACTTTCAATCCTAAGAACACTTCTGCCTTAGCGTTGTTTACAAACTCAAGGTCTTGCTCATAGTAATGACTGTCTGCAGGATTCCCAAAGAAGAAACCCTGTGTGTCTGGAAGTTGACCGTGTCGTACTGCTCGTTCAAGCTCATCCAAGTCATCCCAGTTTAGTTCTAACTCAATGCCATTGAATGTTTCAGTTTCTCCTGCACCGGGTTTTCCTTTGCGCTCCCAAAGACGTTCCATCCAACCATGTAGATTAGGATGTTTACGCCAATAAGCAATCTCATATGGTTTATTCACCGTATTGCTTACAAACTCATTCATGGTTTTGTCAAACTCAGCAGTTTCATAATATTCACTTTGTTGACCTTTTCGGCCGGCAACATAAGCATACATATCTAGACCCATTTTATCCTCCAGTTGTTTGCGTTTAAATTTCACTTGGCTTGTTCGATGGTTACTTCTTTAACCTTGTCCACGCCTCTGTCAGCCATCTTAGCGATACCACTAAAGCCTACCGTTGAGACAACAATACCAAGAATAAAACCCACTAATAAATTTGTCATTTCAAATCTCCGGAAATTCATATTTTTGCCATTCTTCAGCAAACTCTGTTTCTAACACATGTGCCGCATCCGTATAACCATGATTGATTAATGTCTGATAGCACTCCATAACTAGTGATCGGGCAAATTGTTCAGGATCAAAATCATGTGCATAGGTAAAAATATTACCCTCTTCATCAGTTTCAATATAACCACCTGCTTGCTTAAACAAAATTTGCATATCTTTATTCATCATTCATCTCCTCAACTCCAAAATGGATTAGTAAATCTCTACCTAACAACGGGCCATGTTCCCATGCACTACGTGCATATCGGTCACATTCTTTAACAATCAGTTCTGCAAACTTTTCAGTATCGAACCGATCAACCATATAATTATCAAACGCATTAGTACCTCGCATTTCACGGACGATACATTGCGACTCTAATTTCTGAATCAATTCTGTATTCATGCAATCACCTTTACACGATTAAGTTGGGTTGTAGTATCACGGTGTGCTTTCACATTGCCGTAAATGTCGTACATCTTTCCTGCTTCCAATTCTTTCTTGTAAGCAAAGAATACAACTTGGTCATCATCATTGATACCGGTTACAAAATTTACATTGTAAGTTTGTGAGTACACTGACCTCAATACTTCAACACTTGTTGAAACCTTCTTACCAAGAGAACCTATAAAGCCACCACGTGCAAAGTTAATACGCCGGTCTACTGATTGACGCTTAACACCACGTTCATAGCAACTAGGCAAACTAGCGATAACCGCAACATCATAATTGCTAGTGATAACATCACGATTGGCAATCACCATTGCAGTATTGTCAAAATCATTTAGGTGTTTGCCTTGCAAGATTTTGAAAGTGAATGCTTGATAAAAAGCACGAACTTTTTTGCCTTGTGCCATGTCTTCTTCAGTAATCAAACTAGAATCAACCATGAAAGTTTCTATCAGTTGACTATTGGATAGTTTGTTAGAGGATTTGTCTTCTTCAGTCAAAACACTCAACTTAACATAACTGCCATTGAATCGTTGTGCCTGACATGCCGCACCCCACACGTTGTCGGCCACAAGATTAAGAACGGGTTTCTGATAGCGAGCCATGTCTACTCCTTAAACAAATTCGTAAAACTTAACAGATGGGTCCAACTTTTGCAATTCACGTGCCGCCTTTGTCAATTCCTTATAACGTTTCTGAACCAAACTACGGGGCAACTCGCCGTCGCATGTAAGATTCTCGGGACTCAAATCTGAATCAATACTATCGGCAATCTTCTGACGGTCAGTAGCATTGTCTAAAGTAAGTGCTTTAGCACCAAAGATTGTAGCGTATGCGTTCTTACGTACCAGATATGTGTTTAATGCTGACATTTTTAACTCCTGTTGTTTAACTGTTTAAGATTCTATTATACACCCAAAACCATTTATTGTCAACCTTTTAGCCACGAATTTCAAATGCAAATTCAGTGCCGGCCCGTGTGACATAAATCTTACGGCCATAGACCGTAATGTAACCCCACTCACCGTCTAGGTAAATGTCGTGCGGGTCCTTTTCAATCGTGACATTACGGACTATTTCACAGAAACCATTGCGCCATGTAGGCATTTTCTGTTTGAAATACTTGTCATTGTCACGTTGATTAATAAAGATTTTTGATTTCATAAATGAATTATAGCACAATGCCCATTTATTGTCAAATTTTGTATGAGCAATAACCGCGGATTTTGCTTTGTTTGTTGGTAAAACTCTCATTAAATTTTACTTCATAACCTTTGGCCTTAAGAACTGCCATCAGTGTTGACAAATCACAGTCTTCCTCAAGGAAAGCATTAGTACCATTTTGGTAACTGTAAGGAGTGATCTTATCAGCGATACCAAGACTAACCAACTTAGCTTTGGGGAAACGTGCCCAAGCGTGTCCGGGATCACCGAATACTTTGATAGAGATTTTCTTAGTCATTTTTAGTCCTTTAGTTAAGTCAATACAAGTATTATACACCCAAATCCATTTATTGTCAACCTTTACATTGACCAGTACGATTCGCTTGAGGGTGAGCAATAGTAAGGAGTGTCATAGCGTTCTTGGAATGACTTGCCACCCATCAAGTTTTTGCGGGTAACAAAGGTCTCAAACACTTCAACAACTAAACCCAACTTACGCTTACCTTCGGCTACACAAGAAATGTAGTCTTTAGTACTAGGAGCAAAATCTTGTTTTGCAACCAGTCGCTTACCCTCTTTGGTACGCTTGTCTATTTTGTAGATTTCCAATGTGTATTCTGTAAGTGCTGACATTTCGTTTCCTTTTCTTTACTGTTTAAGATTCTATTATAGCACAATGTCCATTTATTGTCAAATTTTGGGTGTGGGATCGCCCCAAAAGAGGGGCTAAAAATGTAATACTTGAGTATTACTCTGCTAGTTTCAATTTCATTATAGAAAGCATAGCTACCTGACGGTCAATCTCTTGTTTGATTATAATGGCTCTTTTTTCTAATGTAGAAAATTCTTCCTGTAATCCAGTGACATTTTTTTCCATTGCGCTTGCAATAACACTTAAATCAGCTTGGCTCATTGATAATGTTAATGGTTCTGTTTTTTCTGACATTTGGTTTCCTTTAATAAAGTTGTATATTAGTAATTATGCTAGGAATAGGTAGTCAATAAATTATTCTAGTAATAAGTTTTTTGGCACTTCGTTGTACCAATTTTTTACTTCTTCGTTGGCAATTTGCTTTAACTCGTCATTGGTATATTTAATACCCAAATTATTTTCATCAACCCATTTATTATATACTTCAATACATTCATCAAAGTTCTTGATTACTTTTTTCTTTTCAGCCATAGTTTGTAATTTAATTGGTATGCCGGTAACTAATGTACCATTGCGTACTAATTGACCTATACCTTTGTGTGCGGCAATATATTTTTTACTATGTTCTAATAAATAATCTTGATCTAATAAACTTAAATTGTTTTTAAGTTTATCTAATACTAACTCTGTGCTAGGAGTTTTAGGACCGGCATACTCTAATAACTTGGGATCCATTGAACCAACATCACTAATTAGTTTATGGCATTTATTCCAGTCTTTCCACTCAATATTGAATATATCATTCCATGTTTTCTTTTCTTTATTAGGGAATATATCTAAATTCAATATATATTTTTCAATATCTTTTAAGTCTTTTTCATAGTCAAAATAACTTGCTACTCTAAAATGAGTATCAGACCATTTAAGATATTCTTTGTAACTATACAAATAATTTTTCAATGTTGTCTCATTAATAGTTATGCCATTTTTGTATATGTTATAGAAGGTATCTATTTTTTCAGCATGAGTATACACATTTAATTTTTTACTAGCAGTAACAATGCCCCAGCTGATAGCGTGTTCAAATAGATTATTCCTACGTGCGGATATTATATAAAAATTATCATTAATATAATTATAAAATTGAGTTTTATCTTCGGTACTATCATTTCTGTTATTTAAATGGTATAATGCAAGTCTAGCTGTTTTATAGTGGTCAGCTTTTGATAAGTTGTTTACTACTTCTTCCAATGATTGGTAGTATCCCCATTCTTTGCCATTTCTAGGCTTACCTAATACTTCTCTGTTATATACATCACTGTAATATAAATCTATACCATTAGTGAGTTCATGCAAATTAATAACTGGTTTGTCATATTCATGTGCATTCATGTAAACAGTTATCAGGCGTTGTAGTAGAGTGCTACCTACACGATCGGGAGTTAATATTAATACATTCATGTAGATATTTATATCCGTAAAGGAAGGCTCTAAAAAGAGCCCTCACATAAAGAATTACTTCTTACTTGTACCTTGATTTACAAAGCCATACATCTTTTCAGCGGTTTCAAGGATCTTATCTAGTCCTGGAAATTCTGGCATGTTTACTTTGTTAACAATTTGTCCGGTCTTCTCATCACGTTCAGCACTGACTTCCCAGCCCATATACTTAGCATGATATTCTTGCCCTACTAGGTCCTTAGCCATTGATAAAATATCGGTACGAATTTCGTAGCCATTTTTATTGAATTTAACTTCTGGCAGTTTTGGTATGTAATCTGTCATTTTATTTCCTTAAAAAAGTGTATGTGTGTTAATTGTATTGTGTTTTGACTGGAATGTCAACAGGTTTTGGTAATGTGCCATGATTAACCCATTCCCAATCTTCGTCAGTCATTGGTTGCCATTGATTCATATCCAACCTTTGAATTCATCAGTAATGATTGGATGTACTTCCCAACCGTCCTTAGCCCATTTGAGTAGCATGATTAGGTCATCAATGAATCTCATTTCATTCTACCCGCTTTGTAATCTTTGATAGACTGGATGGCTTCAAGTATACTTGTAAAAAATTGTTTTATCTTGTTCATAGGAACCTCTTGTTTGCTGATAAATCATATTCTCTGGTTAGACGTTCTACATCAGAAGTATCCTTGGGATTCTTACTGATAATATATTCCTCTAATCTAGATCCATATGTATCTGTTTTTATAACCAAAGGACATACAACGCCTATTCCGGCTATTACACCTACTGTTAATAAAAGACTAATCATATTACTTAGCCTTAGTAGCGTTGAATGATGGTGTTAGGGTCTTGAATTGATCTGCTAAACCAGTATAATATTCTTTGCTCATGAAAATCATACCCAAGCTCATCATAGATTGCATTCCTGCATCTGCGGCTTGTTTAGTATATTTTGATTGTGCATCAACAAAACCGTTTAATGCTGTTTTAATGCCATCGTGTTGAACTGTTTGTTCTACGATTTTCTTTTTAAAATCTGAAACGCCGTCAATAAAGGCGTAAGTTGCTGTGTTAAACATTTTATATCTCCTATGTGTGTGTTTAAGTGTTGAGTTTTTATGAAGAACTCGTAACTTCACTACTATTTATATGCTTGTAGCCTGCAATATAATTATATATTTAATAGACCCGAGTTGACAATGTTATCGGTCAACAAGTCTGCCGTTTTTATATCGTAATGATGCCCGTCTCTTGCTTTATCTAACACATCATAATCAACGATACCTATCTTAAATTGTCTCACTTTGTCATAAAATAATTCTCTATCCCACTTAGGAACACAATCTGGTACAAATGTATGAATAACATTGACTCCTCGAGTTTTTGCAAGAGTATCAACTTGGGCTATATTATCTAGGGTTAAATTAATGTTGTCTTCACCGTCAAATAAATCTTCATCATACCACAGTCTTCGGTTTTCATCTGACAATCGAGTATCAAAAAGTTCTCTACGATGTATATAAGACCATTGGATAATTAAATTTTTTGGTACGATAGACTCAATAACGCTTGATGCTTTTCGAGCAATCCATGTGTTGCTAGCACCATCCATACTAATATTAATTGTTCTTATTTTTGTTTTTTCTTGTAATAGATAAGTCCATGTATGTTCTCTAGGAGATCCTATGCCTACTGTGAAACTATCTCCCACACACCATATACATTCATCTAAGTTAGATACAGGCCAAACATCGTCCCTAAATCCCCTGTCATTGAATTTGTGTTCAACTTTATATGGGTAATTTTTAAAGTGAGTTTTGTCTAGACAGTCAGAAACCGTATCCAAACCATAACCTTCTATTACAGAATTCACACGTGAATGTATTATGAATTCAGGTAGAATATTAAATTTAAAATACAGCTTCATCCTGATATTTATGTCTGTACTTCATCATTGCTAAATTCCTAGCAAGGTTGAGTCTAGACTCTATATAATCACTTAGTTCCTCTTCAACATCATCGGGAGGGTTATCAACCTTCCCAACAATGCGTCTAGAATTTACTAATATGTCCTCATCATCAATCAGAACATCAATTGGATTGATTCCGTGAAATCTGATTAATGTAAGTCTTATTGTATTACTTCTTAGTAGCTTCGGCTTTTTCGGCAGGCTTAGCTTGACTTTTAGTATCTGCTTTAAGTGCGTCAGCTTTTGGAGCTGCCTTGTCTTCTTTCTTCTTAGCCAACTTCATTTCAGTCTTGGGAGCTTCTGCTTTAGCAGGAGCTGCCGGGGCTGGTGCGGCTGCTACAGGAGCTGCCGGTGCCGATGGAGCCTTAGCTGGTTCTGCGGCGAAAGATGCTGTTGCTACCAAAGTAGCGATAAGTGTTGCAACTGATTTCATTTTAAGTTTCCTTTATGGTTAATGAAGTAGATTTTAGCGTCTACATATATATAACGCGGCAGCTATTAATTCCGTTGACATAAATATAGTATGTTCTATATATCTTATCAAGGAATCTATGATGGTTCAAACTATGAGGATGCCAACACTCCGCCGCAAATAAGCAAAGCCCAACAAAAGGGTTTTTCCTGTTTAATTGATGTTTGGAGAATAGATAATAAATTATATGTGGGCAACAATCAACCTATAATTGAAGTAACTGAAAAGTACATACAAGGTAATAGATTTTGGATCAATGCTAAAAACACTGATATGCAAACTTGGATTGCGACACAACCTTCTAAATTATATCCAAACTATTTTCATTTTGATGCATCTACGCCGCCCCCGCCGTATGCTACTGCTAGCAATGGTAAATTGATTACTCCGGGTACTGTACCTATCAACACAAATAGTGTTATGTTTTTACCGGAGATAAATGATCGTAGTCTATTAACTATGGTAAAAGTCAAAGCTTATGCTATATGTAGTACATACCTATATACTATCCGACGTATGCGTAACGAAGGTCTTTGGGGCTATTAACCACCACGACCAGTTCTACGAATTACTGATGAGCCACCAAAACCTTTGTTTGGTTTAGGGACTTTTTGTTTTGCGGCTTTTGCGTCTGGCAATCTAGGACTATTCTTCTTAGCCTCATTAGCCATGTTGATAAATGGATTAGAACTTTTCTTCTCTGTCATTTTCTTACCTTTATTGAATCTAAGTATTCATTCACGTTTCCATATAGACTAACCATCATGGCAATCTTGCTATCATAGAATCTAATGAATGGTTTACTTTTCTTTCCATCTTTATTTACCCCCATGTAATAGGGGCATTTGATTTTTTTGTTGAGTTCTATTACCCATGCATGATATGTATCGGCCGATCGTGAAGCAAGGTCGTATTGATAGAATTCAATCTCAGCCATTCTGAATGCTAGATCACCGTAGTCGGTTAATCGTAATCCATCCTGTCTACCTGTCTGCCACCATTTAAATAGTAATCCATCTACAGGTGAATCACGTTCCTCACGCAACTCATCGGGCAGTTCGTTTGCTACTGCTTCAGTTATTATTTGCTTTAGTGATTTTCTGTCACTCATCTGGATAAACGCAAGTGCCTTGATTCATAAAGACAACTGTAAATTTATCTGTTTTGAATTGTGCGTTGAGTTTACGACAAAGATTTCTAGCATGTCCAGGATTACTGAAGCTAGTCTTTTTATATTTAGGCGTAGCGTCAGGATCCTGATAGTGCTGTGATTTTAGATTGATTGGTTGATTATCATAAAATACTGCCCATATGCCTGCGGCCTCTACGATTTGGTCGCATTTATATGTAACTTTATCTACAATCTCTAATAATAATTTAGGTTGTGTTCTACTCATGACCATTTACCACCATTGACTTCAACTTGTATAACTGCATTGTCAATGGATTCCTTTTTCTTGTTTAATAAATCGTAATTGTCTGACAGTAGTTTAGCGATTTCATCACGTAACATTCTTGCTTCTTCCATGGGAAGTATTACGGTTGTTCCCGTTTTCCCTTCACTGGCTGAAACTCTGTCAATAAATCGATTTATTATAATCATATGCTATTTAGCACATTTTCTGCCTCATCTTTAGTTTTATATGGACCCGTGTACTCATATCTTTGGATAAAGATATATTTAGGGCAGAAAATTGCTTTACTCTCACTACCTTGCGTAACTGCATACCATCCTGCGGCATAATAACACTTACTTTTTATTGTTTTTGTAAACAAGTGTAGTTTACGTCTTACATCTAGTATACTATTGAATACCTTAGGAGTAGTAGGATATTCACTAAAGGGTAAGTCTTTCTCGACTGTCTTGAGTTTAGTTACATTCTCAAAACGAATATTAGTAATACGCTCAATAGCCTTCGTATTCTTATAATGAGTTTTATTACCATTTAATTTGAGTTCAAAGCCCGAGCCATCAGCAAGGACATTACCTACTTTTTCTTCTCCATTAGTTACAATCCAAAATTGATTTTTAACTACAGGTTTTGCAATTAGCGATTTATCCATTATCTTCCTTTAATAACCATCCATGTTGTAATATCTTATGCAACCAACTGAACACGGGATATTCATATTTCAATGTCCATACGCCTTTTTCATTTGTTGCGTGTTTAACTATCTCACCATTACCCATATTAAACATTGACAAGTCATTTACTACATAGTCAATACCCTCTATGGTTAATTCGTTTGTACCATATACACATTCTAACTCATTACTATCAACTATAACACCATTATGTTTTATAGTGATAGGTTTATCATGCGTTACGTTAAATAGTACTATATTTTGCATAAAAATTCAATAGTTCTGGGTATATGTTAGCAAATTTTAATTCGCTCACAGTATCCAACTCTATATTGTGTTTTATAAATTTCTGTCTTAATTGTTCAATATCACTCGGTTCAACTTCTTCCAACCTAACAAGTAATGATTCAATATGTTTCTTTATTCCCAATGCTGACCTAAATAACGCAATCTCATTTAAATTGTTATTTGATGATAATATATGTATATATTTAGACCTAATTTTATCTGCTATCTCATTTTTTAGTTGTTTTGGGAGGACAAAACACTTTAAATGTTGAGGATTGTCAAGTACATTACTATCAAGTCCTAGATTATGTTCCAGTGCAAAGTCTAATATTGTATCGTAATTACTAATACTTAGTGCTTGCGGAACTGTACGTAATACAACATGCATTTGTTTATCGATAAACTTCAATATGTTTTTTTGTACTGTTCTAAAATCAGAACCTATACGGATATAATCATTTGTAATGTTTAGGTTCTCTATGCTAATCTCTATTTGAACAGATTTGAAATGTTTTAACTTGTCAAATAGTTCTTCTTTGTATATTGTACCGTTGGTAACAAATGTCAAGTGAAAATCTGTTTTGTTATTCTCAATACAGTAGTCGATAAACTCGTAAAATCTTTTATGGTATAGTGGTTCCCCGCCCATGAAATGCAATGACATTAATTGATTATTATGTTGTACTAATTCTAAAAACTCATTCCATTTATTATCGTTAGTAGTCCAATCAACTAATGTAGGTTCGTCTTTATTCAACCAATTTATTTTCTTATATGCATCTGTTAACTGAGAACTATATTGAGGGAAACACATTCTACATTTTAAATTACAAAGATTACTTAATGTAATATGCATGAATGCTGGATATATCTTTTGATTGCTATTCATTCGTTTATATGCAGGGCTTTGTTCTAAACTTTCATTAAAGTATTCGCCGTGATATATTGCAGCCTGCATGTTGCGTTGCATTCTATGACTGATTAAATTATTCTTTTCATTATAATAACAGGCACTACAACCAATACTTTCATCACCATTAATAATATTAGTTCTGGTACTATTGACGTGGTTGAACCAATCCAAGAAACTTAGACTAGTTTGTTCAGCTTGTGCTTGTCTAATTGAATGACAACATCTTAATGCTCCATTAGCATCAATGCGTAATTCATACCAAGGTGATATACAAGTTACATTATCGTTTGGAAACTTTTTCGTCATTAAAATTTGTCAATCTTTTTACACCTTTGTGTTTCACAAAGAGATGATATGTATATTTACTATCAATCTTTAATGGTAAGTCAAGGTGTATGTGTAACATAGGTCCTACTTGGTCGCTGATAACAGTATCGTTGCCGACACTTCCTATCCAACGAATCTTTCCATGCATACCGGTTACACGTGCCATAAACTCATAGACAGGTTTGTAACGATTTTTTTCAAAGTAATCAGCTAGATTCATTGTGTTCCTTGGTTAATTCACAAACCAATTGGAAGTGCTCATATGCTTTCTTTACTGATGGGTTTGACATTAATTTGTCGGCTTCTAGCATCATAGCCTTTACGCCTGCTTCAGCACAATCACGGATGCATAAACCAGATAGTGTAGCAAGCTCAGATCCAAATTCTTTAGCTAACTTTTCCCATGCTTTCTTTTGTCCTAGTGTAATAGGAGTCTGCTGAGGGCGTAGTTCACTTGCTTTACTGATAGCACGACAGATGGCATCTTCAGCTACGCGCCCGGCTGCAATCATTGGAGCATGTGCTGGATCAATATTAAACCTGCGACTAGTCCCACCGGGATAACTCATGACAAGATGAGTACCTTTGGTAAAACTGTCTAAAAAATCATTGTCATATTCTGCTACAGGAACGTATTTACGACCAACTTTTTCATAGTAAATCTTTTTCATTGTAATTGAAACTTTTTTAAATAGTCTTTAGCCAATGATGTATCACTTCCTTCTGATACTAAATCATCATACATAACTTGCATCCTGTTAAGTTCTTGTCTATATGCTTTAATAATCCACATAGCATATTCTTGATCCTCTTGATCCATACTATTCCACCAAGTTTCTAATTGCTCAGGGGTTCGGTTTAGAATGTAATAGATGTTGTTCATGTCTTTGTCGTTCATATTAATCTCCTAGTTTTTCCCAAACATATTCTGATTCTTTCACATATGCAACTGGTTGTAGCCAACCATTCTTAGTAGCTTCCATAATCATAAGTTTATATTGTCTTGGACAATCATTGCTAATTTCAAATCCAGCACGTGGCGCCATGACAAATCCATTATGAATATGAAAGTCAGGGTCGTCCTGACGTATTGTTTTAATAGTTTTGTCTGGCGTAGTAAAGGTCATTTTTCTTGATCAGCCAATGTTGTAAAGAAGTTTTTAACTTTGATATCATTATCCCAAGACACAGCATAAGCATTGTCTTTGTCAGATAGGGCTATTGCCTCATCATATGTAACAACACGGTGACTGATAATCTGTTCACCAATGTGCTCCTGACTGAATTCTTTGGCTTCTTCCATTGTTACTGTATCCAATGCCCAAAATGATTTGTCTTTGCCGTAGTCATCAGTACCCACGGGCACTTCAACCATATACCGTTGACGGAATGTACTGACACATTCTACAAGAACCCATTGTGTTTCTTTTTTAGTTAACATAAAACTTCCATCTCCATTATCTTTCCAAATTAATGAATCACCCTCACCCCAACCTGTTTGTTCTAACATATCTGGTGGGAATTCTAATATAGTGTCCCCGGTAGAGGGGTCTTCTTGTAAATCAACTGTCCAACTTGTTTTCATAATAAATTTCCTTTATAAGGCGTATTTAACCATTTGCTATAAATTTCTGCTTGTTCTGAAATTTTTGTCAATTCATACTTGCCACAAAATTTTAGAAAATGTAGGCCCACTTGAGGAATAGTTTCAATACGGACACTTTCACGAATCCGTTGATCCACAGCATCTTTTATTTCTTGGGGTTGTGCAGTCAAGTCGATGAGTGTACGATTTCTCTCAAACGCATCTTTAACTCGTACTTCAACACCCTCATGGTCTGTGTAACGTTGCAACATAAAATTGTTGTAATTGAAGCCCTGTTTGTTTCTATCTTCAAATGCTTCACGAATGCCAACTTTATTCTTAGTACCTTTCTCACGACAGCCCGGAAAAGCACTGAACACGTTGTCCCCTGAATCACCTCTGATAATTTTTTTGAATAATCCGTACTCGGGATCTTCTAGTAGTTTAGGCTCTTTAGTTTTCTTATCAATGACAGGCTTACCATTTTCTTTCAAGTAGCCCTTTAATGTGATTAGCTCATTAGTCACGCCGTTGTACTGCGAAACGGTTTCAGAAATTAACTGTGCGTAGTCGCCATCCGTTGATAAAATTACGTGGCGATCTGCTGGATGCAATGCGATGAAGCGGGCGATGAGGTCATCTGCTTCAGCACGTTCGTGACGAAGGACACTCACGTTAGTCCGCTCTTTAATGAAAGTTGTAAATTTTTCATACGTTTCCCAAAACATTTTTGACTCTTCGGCTTCTTCCTCAGTAATAGACATAGCATCTACTACACGATTCTTTTTATATGGAGCATAGAGATCCTTTCTGAACGAGCGGCCTTCGAGACAGAATACGACATGATCGATTCCGTATTTGCGAACAGCTTGATTGACTGACGCAAGTGTTAAGTGAAGGGCCATGCCTATCTTTTCTTCCAATGTACTAGAACGTGATGCCACGTGTCTAGCACGGAAGAAAGTATTTGCAGTATCGATAAGTGCGTATGTTGTCATGTGTTTATTATATACTACTATTTAGATTATTTCAATTGAATTTGGGCAGAAGTTAGTCTAGCAAAAATGCTATCACCAAAATTCCATCCTTCGGGCATTGTAGTTTGCATATCCATTTCATTGTCTAATAAGTTAGCTTCTTCATTGGTAATTAAAACAATTGCAAGATTGGTCTTAATCATTTGTGCTACTTCAGTTATTGAAGCTTTTTCCATTGTCATTGTCACTGCTTGATTATAAATCATAATACAAGGGACAATATGTTCTCTGTATGTATTTTCTTTGGTACGATTAACTGATTCACCTATAGTAATCAAGTGGTCAATACTATCACCCTCAAGTAATGATCTAGTATTCTCTAAACCAAAACCATCTTCACTATCAATAAAATACTTAAAACGTTTAGCAATCTTTTCAAATATATTACGTTCGGATACTTCACGTGGTATCGGTTTGATTGCTTGACCGCGAACTTTTCTAACAATAGTTTCAATTGATTCGATGATTCCGACAAGTACCCAAAAGTTTTCAAGTATCTCGCCATCAAAATTTACATTGATAAAGTCCTTCTCATCCTTGCGCTTTTCAGAACGTTTTCCAAATTTTTCAGAGAATCCAGCTTCAATAAATTTTTGGCGCATTACTTTAACATCTTCTGGTCTAGCTAACCAACCGATGGTGTAATGATTCTTTTTAATTTCACATTTTATACCATTATTAGAGTATAACACATACACACCACGATCCTCAAATATACGTTCGGTATATCCTCGGTCGTTGCATGATTCTTTGAATAGAGTAAATGGTATCATTTTAGCCATAGATTAAACCAATGCTGTGAACATTCCGTTCTTTTTTGCTTCTTTGAGTTTTTTGCGACCGGGTGTTTTATAATCACCATTCTTGTTACCTTTGTATGCATGACAACATTTACATAATGTTTGATAATTCTCTGGTCTGTTATCTTCTGGATTGCCATTGATGTGATCTACATCTAACATTCCCTCCCACACAATATTAGTTGTGCAAGTAAATCCTAAACGGCCGTCAATGTTCTCACAGTATGTTTTGCGCCACAATGAATATCCATTAATAGTACATGCATGGTCTTTGCAAAATACAGTATATTTTATATTACCATAATGGTCACTACCAAATACTTCTACCCGCTTACGGCAATTAGGAACTTCGCAACTAGGAAGAGATCGGCGGTCAACCAACGATGCATTTGCTTGAAAAGCTAGACGCCGATCTGCGTGGCATGTTACGCAATATGCACGAAAATTGGGATATCCATTGGCTTTATATGTACCAAGATGTTGCGTTTTATTATTGCAACCAGAAGTCTTACAAATTGGGCGTTTGTTTAAAGGTACAACAATTTTGTCTTTGTTTTTCTCGCTAACTTGTCTTGTCATATACGCTTTCTAAGTTAATATAACCATATTATACACTCAAAATGATTATTTGTCAACCGTAGCAAATGTTGTATTTTTACAACATTTCAAACAACTCATGCACCGCTTTAGGTATATAACCCTTCTTATAGTGCTTAGTGTTAGTAGGGTCTTGTACATTAAGATAAGGTAATCTACCAAATGTATCTTTATACTGTCTTGCCAATTCACCTTCAGCCCAACCAGTCGCCTTCAGTTCGTCACTTTCATGCACATCTGAAAAAATCATTCGTTTAGATACATCCCAAACTGCAATAGTAACATCATTCTTATTAAATGATTTGGGTAACAAGCCTTGTGGAATTAAGTAATGTTCAATTCCTCCCCAGAAATCAGCACCATGAGAACTGCGAACATGGTCCTCTTCCCAACCAGGAACCCAACTTAACTGTCTTGTGATACGCTCACCAACTTGATGTTCTCTCTTTTCACCCAACTCAGGGCAACTCATCCCTACCTTAGAGAAATCATATGTCAATGGTCCTGGCTTGAAACACATACCATATACGTATGCTTTAACAATTCCATTGTTACGCATACTTGAATAGATATCTCTACAATTTTTTAATTTTGAACAATCAATTACAAAATCTGGTTTGAATAAATCAATATTTTTTAGCATTTAACTTACCTCAGTACGTCCGTTACCTAAATCCCGTGTGACTACATTGCGTACATCTCCGGGTGCCCGTTTGTCCGGATCAGCTATCTCTTGTTCAAAGGTCTCTAGTACTGTTGCTCTGCACAAATTAGTCCAGTAACGATCTACGATGTCATTGTCTGTATCAGTATCTTTCATTTTGTAACCTGCACGAATCAGATTCAATACAAACTTGTCGTTGAAGTCTAATTCAACTGAACCACTGTTAATATCCTTAGGATCTACTTCAAATTTAATGATGTTGATATAAGGTTCTCCTGCCGCTGTTGCTTTTTCTTTAGCAGTAAGTTGTGGTTCAACTTTCTTTTCTTTAACCTTGCGTGGTTTCTTTTCCTTGACTACCGCAGGGGGTTCAGGTTTTTTAAATAGATTCTTTATTTTGTTAAACATTTATATCTTTCAAGTAATTTAAAGCTGGCTAAGTTTTTACCCTTAGACTCACACATAATATCAAAGTTATCACAGAATGTCAATGCCCAATCGTTCACCGCTTCGTTCCAATAGTAGTCACTATGTGCCCTTAGTTTCTGTTTACTGTATCCCGATTCAATCAGCGCACCATGATCGGGTAATTGTGTAGTGGAATGGCCTGTGAGTACATCTTCGCGGCTAACACTGTAATGGCAAGTAGGGCGAATGCCACGCCAACTGTCAATAACACGCTGTACAAGCGCATCATTATGGGCAATGTATTCTCCCTCACGTATCCAATTATGGTGAATGTCCATGACCGTAGGGACGAGGTCAGATAACGATAAGCAGTCAGATAGTCCATGTGTGTATTCTTCATTCTCTAGTGTTAGTGTGTTGCGGGCTTCGGGTGATAGTCGACCATACACATCACGAATGCCCTGTGGACCTTTACGACCACTGATGTGTACGTTGATTTTGATATCCTGAAACTGTTTACCATAACTCATCCATCGAGCCATGTCAACATGATATTCAAATTCTTCTATACTCTTATTTACTACTTCTTCACGGTCACTTGCTAAAACTACAAACTGATCCGGATGAAATGACAACCGAACATCATTAGCACGTGCAGTTTCACCAATAGGTGCCATCCAACGTTCTAAGCTAGATTGAACATCAATACTGTGCCAGAATTCTTTGTAATCATCATGTGTATAGAAGCTGAACATATCACTAGTTAGACGAACCATACGTAGACTGGGTTCTAGCGTTGCTACCTTTTTAACTAGTGCGTGAGTAGCAAGAATATTACTCTTTGCTACATCAATGATTTTTTGTTCTACAACATCACGCTTGTTACGCTGTGCCCAAGCAAGTGTAGTTCCACCTGTATTCAGACCCTCGACAGACGCAATTTCTCCCTTCTTGTTGATTTCAGCAAATTTACAAGCAAAGCCAATGCGTTTAGTAGTAATGTCAAAAGAGTGCATAGTAGTCCAAAGTGATAAATAATACATGTAGTGTAACATACCTACGCAATAAAGTCAACTATTTACGGATAATACTATGAGAATAAAAGAATTTATCAATGAAGCAGCCAATCCAGCACAGCAAGCTGCCATTGCTATTGCCATGAAGAAAGCTGGTAAAAAGCCTAAAAATGAAGGCTATGCAATGGAAGATGAACAAGTCAATGGCATGGCTCAGGGTGAGATTCGTGAAATAATTAGAAATGCTGTAAAAATCAAAGAAAAACTAGACAGTGGTACTAGTTTAGATGGTTGGATGTATAGTTATGTCACAACTAGTAATGACCGTTTAAATAGTGTAGCAGAGCAAATTGGTAATCCAAATATTGATGAAGGTTACTTAGATGAATTTGCACTTGGTAGTGATGATGACCGTGAACCTGATGAGGAAGAAATATTACGTCAACTTGCCGCACAATGGTGGTTGGGCACAGAACAACAAATGGCTAAAGCACAAAGAACATTGGAAGCAATGGGTTGGGAAATTGGTCAAGATGAATCAGGTGATGACGATGCAGGTGTGTTCTTAATTCGTCCAGGTGATGTTAATGGTGACACATACATTGCGTTTAATCACAGTGATTTAGAATTAAACGAAGGCGAGAACTGGTCAAAGTACAATCACAAGCGTGTGGGTGGCATGAGTAAAAAGAGTGTAGCTAGCTATCGCCGTAGTCATCCTGGTAGCAAGATTCAAACAGCAGTTACAACTAAGCCAAGCAAACTTAAAAAAGGTAGCAAGGCCGCCGCCCGTCGCAAATCATTCTGTGCTAGAATGCGAGGTATGAAGAAACATCGTACCGGTGCTAAAACAGCAAATGATCCAAACAGTAACATCAATAAGAGTTTGCGTAGATGGCATTGTGAAAGTGTAGAGCAATTAGAACAATTGGTAATGTTGGCAGAACAGAAAATTAGGAATCTTAAAAAATGAACTTTAAAGAATTATACGAAGGTGTGACGCCAAAGCTACCCGGAGCAGTTAATGGTGTTCAAGTTATGACACCTCAACAATTTGTTGCTAAAGCTGGCGATATGCCCGGGGAAGAAGAAGTAGATGAAGATATTGAAGGTGATAATTTTGATATAAATGATATACATGAATTAGAAAAAATTCGTGATTTTGCCACTCTTAAGGCACGTGCTAAAGAATTAATTAAAGGCAAGCCTGCTCGTAGAATGAAGCCTGAAAAAATTGCTTATTTCTATGATAGAGTTGACACATTGACTTCTCCTGTAAAAGTTATTAAATTAATGTATGATTTATTGCTAGCCGGTGAGGGAATGAAAACTATTGGTAGTAGAAATTCAATGGATTCTAATGTATATCAAAAACGTTTTGGAGAAGATATTTCAGAAACACTAGATAGAATTCGTAAACTATCTGGTCTAGAAGAAGCTACTACACTACCAGCAAGTACCCGTGATTTGAAAGGTCAAGAGTTCCAAGACTATATGAATCGTATTAAAGGTACTGATGACATTGACAAGAAGACTGGTCAAGTTAAATTAGACAAAAAGGGTAATGAGAAGTATGTCTCTGGTAAGACTAAAGGCGACAAGTACAAGATGCCTTATATCCATCGGTCAAGTATCATTGAATACTTGGGTCCAGATGGTAAGACATATGATGAAGATAAAATTAAACAATCATTATCACAACGCCCAAAATCATTACTAAAGCAAAACGAAAAAATGAAGCATAGCAATGGAGAGTTTGAGCAATTCTTCAATGTTGGCTTTGCCGCATTAACTGGTATCGCAGTAGATGAATCTACTAACAATCTAATCATTGTTAACACATGTCCGGGTGCTGGCTCATGTAAAGTAGATTGTTTCGCTATGAAGGGTGGTAAAGTACAGTTCAAGGCTGCTTGGCAAAGTGACGGAAGAATATTAACGTATCTATTGAATGATCCAAGTGGTTTCTTTAACCAGTTAAGTGCCGAGATATCTAAAGAAGAAGCAATGGGTAAGAAGGGTGACAAGAAATTCCCTAATGGTTGGCAAACTACTATTCGCTGGCATGATGCAGGCGACTTCTTTAGCCCAGAATACCTAGACATGGCATTGAAGATGGCTGCAAAGCATCCTGACGTTAAATTCTATGCTTACACTAAGATGGCAGGTGCCGCACTTGCACAGAAACCACCAAACTTCATTATCAATTGGAGTGAAGGTGCTAACACAAGTCAAGAGAAACAAGTTAAAGCTAAAGACGCTAACTTAGATACAACTAAGAACAGTCGTATTGTTCCAGATGATTTGTTCCAAGACTTGTTAGTTAAGGATGAAAAGAAAAACCTAGTTAAGGGGTCAAGTGGCCAATGGCAAGTACAACCTGACAAGTTACCTGAACTAAAACAAAGATTGGCTAGTGAGTATGGACTAAGTGCTAACAGTATCTTATCATACGATGAGTACATGGCCAAGCGTAAATCTATCCCGGCAGGTATGAAGTACAATGTTATCGTTGCTCCAGGTGAAGGTGACATCAGTGCTAACGATCCCAACATTATTTCAACATTGCTATTGAGACACTAAGATGCGTGATTTGATTCAGTTACTTGAGGATAAGTCAAAGTCTCAAGATATAGAAATCATTCCACTTAACTTTGAAGAGGGTGATTTAGCACCTGTACTTAGTAAAGAAAGTATTCATTTTCATTATGATACTCTAGCCAAAGGCTATGCTAAAAGATACAACAAAGGTGAAGGCGATCCTGATTTTAACTTTGCTGGTGCATTCTTGCACAATACATACTTTCCGCAATTTCGTGAAATAAGAAATAACAATAAACCAAACGGCCCTATGTTTGGATTTATCAATAAAAAGTTTGGTAGCTTTGAATCATTTTGTAAAGAGTTTGAAGAAACTGCTATGAAGATTCAGGGTAGTGGTTGGGTCTATCTTGCATATGATGGCACAGTTAAAACAATTAAAAACCATGAAGTACGTGATGACATACTGTTGCTTATTGACTGGTGGGAACATGCTTTTATACTAGACTATGGTAGTGATAAAAAGAAATACTTAAAAGAACAGTGGAAGATTATCAACTGGAATGTAATCAACACTCGTTGGGGTAAGAGTCTGTGAGAGCCACTGAATTCATTACTGAAATATTTCAGCCGGGTAAGAAGAACTGGGAATGGAAGTTTCGCGGTGGTGAAGAAGCCGCTGCCAATTTTACAGTAGGTGATAGAGATTATCAATGGCTTGCTTTTAGTAATCCACATAGTAACCCTACTAAGTGGGAAATACAATTTCGTTTGTTAAGAAATGATACTGATCCCGAATATTTAGACTTGTTCGGGCGTACTGGCACAGGCAATTCAGCACAAGTATTATCTACCGCAGTTGATATCACACGTGAATTTATCAAAGAGTATGGTCTTGATAAAGTAGAAGAAATTACATTCAACGCTAAAGAAGATAGCCGTATTGGATTGTATGCTAAGATGATTCAACGCTTGTTGCCTGATTGGGATTTATATCAGAAATATAGCAAAAACAACGGAATGGAATATCATTTAACTGACCGTAGAGCATATGACAAACCCCAGAATAAAATGACAGAAGGTGTATTAAGCGTAGATGTACCCAATGAAGATTGGTTGCAAGACGCTATTGATTATGCTAAAAGTAAAAGTCCTGACCGTAATGGTCTACCCTATATGGGCAAGACTACTGCTACTGTTAGGAATGTTAATGTTCCAGTTAATATACTAAGACAAATACCGGGTATGCGCCGTGAGCAATCAAATATTCGTCACAATGATCTTGCTGCCATAATGAAAATAATGAACAGCACCGGTAAATTACCATTACACGGACATACCGGCGAAGAGTATAAACCCTTCATTAATGTAGCATATGATGGTAGTGCGTGGGTTAACGAAGGTAATCATAGAATTATGGCAGCCGCAAAACTTGGATGGGACACATTGCCAATTGAGATTTCTTATTTTGACGGTGGTGAAAGAATCAAATCTGGTCCAATGTATCCAGGCAAGATTGGACTATAAAGTTAAACTTTAAGTAATTCTTCTAACGTATACAAGTTCTGCATATAGGGTGATACATCTTCTAACACGGTTGAAGGTAAATCACCCTTTCTTCTTTGACCTACTTGAACAGAGAAATCAACATTGTTGACTTTCTTAAACATATCTACAATTTCGGTAACAGTTCTACCAACACCGTGTCCCAAACATTCAATTTGATTGCTAGGGTTTTCAATAGCATGTTGCAATGCATCACAAATTTCATTCACATGAACATAATCACGCACACATGATCCATCACGGGTATCATAGTCATTGCCGTGCACGGTAAACTCACCTGTCTCGCGTGCCTTCAACAAATTATACATTAACCCATCGGGGTTAGTAGGGGATGCGCCGGTGCTTCCTATAACGTTATAAAATCTAAAGATTGTATATGGTGTTGGACGATGAGTAGTACAAAATTCTTTCACTACATCTTCTGCGGCTTTCTTACTAGTACCATATGGATCATAGCAATACTCAGCAAGACCTGTGCTAGCAAAGATAAAGTTTTTTGTTTTAATCTTGTTTACTACATTCATCGTACCATTCAAGTTAGTGATATAATATTGAATAGGTTTCAACTCACTTTCACTAACACGAACCAATGCAGCCAAATGAATCACACAATCAAATTCTTCTTCAATAGTAAATGGTTGATTGATATTCACCTGCATGAATCTTTCCATCTCAACTTGAGGGGGACGAACGTCCAGTCCATAGACTTCATATTCTTTCTCAAGCATCTTTGCAAGATGACTACCTATGTAGCCACTACTACCTGTGATTAAAACTTTCTTTACCATGAAAATAAACTTTCTTCCTCTGTTGGTTCAAAACTAGGGTCTTTGGTCAAGTATGTGTCATTGTCTGTATATATTACACGAAACTTGTGTTTGTTAGTTAACACACTACGAACATCATCAATACAAATAACACTACGACCTAGCTTTTCAATAAAATCTTTATGTGTTGTAGTCGTTTCATTGCAAATCTTAGCTGTATTAGTATTAGAATTTCTAGGTGAAAAGTCAGAAAAACATTCGTTCCACTTGTGAAACACTGTAGATTCTTGTTGCTTTGCATGTTCTAGTGAACCAAGATTATACCATCTTTCAGTCTTTTCAAAGATATCATATAACTCTTTTGCTGTCTCAGCCATGTTCTTTTTGTTACAAGTATAGAAAAAACTGTTATTAAAGTTGTTAGTCCAACGCTGATTCTCTAATACAAGTGTAGGTAATTGAATATATTGTTCATAGAATGCCATACCATAACTCTCAACGACACTAGGATTAAATGCAATTCTACTGGACTTAATAAAATCTACTTTATCTTGTCCTACAATGCTGGCACGAACATCGTATGTTGCACCAATCTTCTTTAATCGTTCTTCAAACTTCTTTACGCCATTGGGGCTAGTCATTACTTTAGCAGGTAGTTTGGTTTGTTCAATCAAATCAATAAACAATTCAGGATTTTTTCCTTCTTCCCATCGACCAACAAACAATATGCCTTCACGCTCGCCTGTATACTCAGTCAACAAGTCACGTTCAGTTATTGGAATAGGAAGATGATGTGCCGTTCCGTTAACATGTAACAAGTTGAATACACTTTGCGTACCTACAGAAATATTTTCTGTTTCTAACTGCTGGCGCATCAACACATTTGTATTGTACAAGAATGGATTCTTAGTATCTTTAAAGATTTGACTTTCTAAATGTGTATAAGCAATGATTTGAATTACATCTTCAAGACCAATAGTACTAGCAACCTGAACTGCTTCATATGTGTTACAAACAAATACATCGTACAAGTTATGTTCTAATGCTTCTATAATCGCATTACGGAAGTTAGCCATACGCTCATAACAGAATGTATCACCATACATAAAGATGTTACTGTGTGTTGTATAAGGCAATGACTCTTTGGGACTGATAATGTTTGCTTTTAATGATTTTACAAATTCATTATCTTGTGGTTCTTTGTCAGTAATGATATCAACTTTGATATTGTGACTATCCATCAACTCACAGAAGCTTTTAGCAAACTGTCCTATACCACCATGCGGTATCAATGTTTGATAACTTACCAAAAAGCCAATACGTTTGTCGTATGTTCTCATTGTTTTAATTTCCAAATTATATGTTCGTTCTTGTCGTGCCAACGATATTCAAAGATTGAATCGCCGGGGCCAGTGATAATTCTAGTTAATCTGTAGCCTTTCTTTAACCAAACACGTTTACCTGACAAATGACACGTTTCTGGAAACCAAGCAAACTTATATTCGGCTCCTATCATTCTTTCATAGAAATGATCGTATGATTGTGTTTGTGGCATTATGTGCCCCACTCGTTTTTAAACAACGGCACTTGAAGTCTGTCACTATAACGCCATCCACGCTTCATTGCCGCAATCGCTACATTCTTAGCATTCATACTGTACATACTTTCAACACCACCGCACGGCATCAAGTAGACTGGACCTCTGAATCCTGCAACACGATATTCTTTAACTGCCTTCTCTGCTTCTAGTACATCATCTTCTGTCGCTACAACAAATTTAAGATATACAAAACCAACGTCTTCATATTGAGTAATAACATCGGGAAGTATTGCTTCTTCCCACTTTTCACCGCTGATACTTAGTTTAGGACTAACACTAAATGTAAGTGCATTTTTTTCTCTGTAAATCTTCCATTGTTGTAGATATATTTTTAAATCTTGACTGAGTTCTTGTGTGCCATTAGTTTCAAATGTAATCTCTTTGAGACTTCTCATTTTTTCATGTGAAAGTAATTCTGGATATGCTCTTTGCCATCCAAGCAGAGGTTCACCGCCCGTGATAACAAGGTGCTCATCCATCCAACGACTATGAGGGAGTATATCCATAATACTACCAACAATATTATCGGTAGTGAGCATAGGACTAAGATGTTTGAAACGAGGGTCCCAAGATGCATAACTATCACATCCTGTGCTGACAAGCGGTAGGGATTTATAATCTGTATAATCTTCTGCTTTAATTGCAATAACATCTCTCTCACTACTCATTTCTCCCTTAGACATTCCAAAGCCACCGCATGTGAAATTACATCCATAAGTTCGTAGGAACACAGAGGGAACACCCATGTATCTACCTTCACCCTGAATACTATAAAATAATTCTGAAATTTTTAATTGTGCCATATTACCAATGTCTGATTGTATTTGCTATGATGAAACAACATGTTATCACATGTAACACCACCCAGAAAGTTTTTAGGAACAATGCAATTCTTGCTTCACCCAATGTAAGAATGGGAACGTCAGGACGATCATCATCTGTATTACCCATCAGATGACCGGTCGCTCTTGCCCAGATTTTTTCTAAACTATTCATTAAGCTACCTCGTCTTTATTGTTGCTAGGATATTTTGCACTAGTATATCTAATAACTAATACGCTTATTGCTATAACAAATGTAGAACCGGCTACAGATAACATTTCAACAATGTTAATTGGCTGATGACTCATTATATCTACCATATGTCGTGTTAGTGCTGTGATTGCAATGTATAGCAAGAACCTAACAGGCATATGATTGGTCTTGAAATAAATGCCTACCATTGCACCCATTTCTAAATAAATAAACATCAACAACAGGTCACCGACTGAGGCATGATGTTTCTGAAACAGTTCAACGAAAGTACATCCGGCTGCCCATACTGTTGCGGCACCAATAGCAAACAATGCAAGCCTATGAAATATGTCTACTAAGGTATGTCCTACCTTATCTACCATTTCTGTTTTCAACATTATTCAAACTCTCTATCTTCCCTGTGACCACCACGTCCTGCCATATTGCTATCAGTTTCACGTACCTCTACTCTACAGCACCATACACGTTTAGCTTCTTCGCTACCGCAGTTGGGTAAAAAGATTGTGTTAATATATTCGTATAAGAAGTCAGCAATACCTTCACAACCAGTACGTTCTACTTCTGTAATCTTAGCTAGTTTTAATCTACCTAGTTCTAACAGATGTTCACGCATAGGGTCATCTTGTGCAACTAATAAAGTATGGTCAAACCATTCTTCTAATACTTCTTTGAGTGGCTTTAGACCGCCAAAGTCAGTTACCCAATTACGAGCATCTAATGTGTCAGCTTCAAACTCAAAGTGGAAACTCATAGCGTAACCATGAATTAAGTTACAATGACTGTCAGCACGCCATTGACGATATGCGACAGGACCTATTTGTCTGTATGTCTTTGTTGAAAAGAATTTTTTGTTTGCCATGTTTTCTCCTATGTTGTATTATAGCATAGGCAGCAGAATTTGTAAAGCGGGATGATGTCCGAAGACCGCTATAGTTATTTATTAAGAGTGTTAATGATTTGGGCATCAGCCACTCGTTTCCGTAAACTACTTGAACTGAAACTATGGTCACGACCATTAAATACTATTTCAATGTTTCTATTATAGCATTCTTCTGCGCCTGAGAAGTCTTTATCCTTATATTCAACGCCCAAAATGCGTACATCTACTGGAAGAATAAGTAACAAGTCTCTTAGGTCTTGTTCAGTTTGATAAACAACAACTTCATCAACATAGCGACAAGCCGCAAGTTGAATCTGTCGTTCTACAATACTTTGTACAGGTTTGTTCTTAGTATCAGGCCTATCAATTGTTGGATCAGTTTGTAATCCACAGATAAGGTAGTCGCAATGATTTTTAGCTTCACTTAACATAGCAACATGTCCGGCGTGTAGCATGTCAAAAGTACTAAATGTAATACCAATTCGTTTACCTTCTGCTTTAAGTTTTTTAATGTGATTAAATATCATTTTGAAAGTGTTTTCCACATTTTGGTTTGGTCGTGCTCTTTTAAAAATTCATCCTCACCTGTAAATGTAGGCGCATCAGCTATAATTTCATCTAACAACCATTTCAGTTTATGTAAATCTTTTTTGATTTCAAATTGATTGAAACCGTCATTATAGTTACTATGAAGTTCAACTCCACTCATATAGATTTGATGATGTACACTATTATAATCTATTTGCTTACGGTAGCCCATTATTTGTGACCTTTATGTATTAATTGATTTACGACATTAAGATCAAACTCTAGATTCATAATTTTATCTTTAATTGATTTATACTCAGTGCTATGAACATCACCGTCATGTGTAACAATATCTAAGTATAAGGCTGCAGCCTCATCGTGTGCTTTTTTAATTTCTTGTTCTAGTAAAACTCGTCTATCTTTTAACATTATTTACAACCTTTGTTAGCAATTTGTAAAAACTCGCTACGCGCGGCAGGATCAGTTTTAAAACCACCACCTAAACGACAAGTAACTGTGCTACTACCCGTATCTTCTACGCCACGACTTTTAACGCAATAGTGTTGTGCATCAATCATAACTGCAACATCTTCTGTATCAAGGATAAACTGTAAGGTGTGAAAAATTTGCTCTGTTAACCTCTCTTGTATCTGAGGTCTCTTACTGAAATATTCTACAATTCTGTTTATCTTACTAAGCCCTAATACTTTTTGTTTAGGGACATAAGCTACAGTAGCCAACCCATCGATGACTACAAAATGATGTTCGCAGTTAGATTGAACATTAACATTACGCTCTACAACCATTTCATTGTATTGCATCTTGTTGTTAACTGTTGTACATTTAGGGAATGCTTCATAGTCTAGTCCCCAAAAGATTTCGTTGACGTACATCTTGGCGACACGATTAGGTGTGTCAATTAAACTATCATCTGATAAATCTAAACCGAGAACACGCATGATCTCGGTGAAGTTACCTGCAATGATATCAATCTTTTCTTTACGGTCTAGATTACGATGTTTGATTGGGGTTTCAACACCCATTTTGACTAAGTGTTCATGCACTTGTTGACCCAACTCTGGATCTGTTTTTGTTTTATTATAACTCATAGATAACCTTCCTTTGTGATGGTTTTTGTTTTGAAGTGTAAGCTACCGTTGTGTAGCCTACAACATATTTATCACGATTACTTAGCTTTTGCTTTTTCTTCAGCACGTGCGGTTTTCTCTGCTGTAATTTCATTACGGCGAGCTTTAACTGCTTTAGCTAGTTCTGCTAATGCTTTGCGGGCACGTGTACCAGCGGCTGCATTACCTTTGACAAACTTGTCATTCTCACTATTGTATGCTGCCAAACTACTTTCAATATCATTTTGTGCGCTCATAATTTTCTCCTTAATATTTTGCTTCACGGGTGTGTTTGCGGTAATCACTATCCATACGCAACCATTGTTGTCCGTTACCTTCTAGGATATCACAAATTCTATCGATTGTACCATTAGTCCAATCACTAATCTTACCTTGATTTACATGCGGTTGATGTAACATATTATACAACTTAATAGTTGCATCTTCAACTGACCAGGGCGCATACATTCTTGTATAGTCATTTGCAAATGTTTCTGGGAAACTGCGATATGCTGGATACAATACGTTAGCACCTAAACTGTCTGCTTCACTCACTGTGTTACTTACCCAATCTTGCAATGCACAGTTAAATAATACTCTAGTATCATTCAATAATTCGTAATATTGATTCTTATCTAGGTCTTCGTATACTTTTAGCAACCCACGACTTTGCATATCTTGTGTACGCTTCATATAACTATCGTTGTTACTTTTCAGTTTACTACCACTGAATACGCAGAATTCTACACCACGATATACACCGTGACGATCCTTTATACCATAACGGTTGTAGAATTCTTCAATCACATCCATATAAAAGTCTGGTTGCTTTTCTTGATCCCATCTTGCACTGAATGCAATACGCATAGTACGATCATTGAAAGTCTTGATGTTATTATTGATACGACCACGTACTTCTTCTTTACCAAATGCTAAGCCTGAAATATTATAGATTGGTGCCTTCCAACCCGCAATCTTCATATGCATAACCATTTCTTCATTACTAGCGAGTACACCGTCAGCGAATGAATCAACCATCTTCTCATAGTGACCCATGAACTCACTCATACCCCATACGTGTACAAAATCATCAGGGTCAATACTTTGTGCTAGACAACGAACATAAATCTTAGGACGACTCGTAACTGGAATCTGTTTCATAATGTAGGGCAATGATTCAATGCCCGGCTGAAACATATCTTCAAAATAAACTATATCACCTGCGCCTACCTCACCTTGCTTCATCATCTTAACTAGATTCATCAGTTGACTCATACCGAAGTATGTGCGTCCATGTGCGTCTAGTACCTGACCAGTAACGATAGCCTGGTCATTACTTAATGTTTCGCCCGGGACAATAACATAGTTAATGCCCCTGCGTTTAAATACACTTTCATTCCAGTCTTGTAACTGTAGTGTGTATCTTGCTTTGTAAGGCTCTAGGCCCATGTAAAATAGTTTATGCATTTTGTCGTTTGATATCTTCTTCCACACATTTCTTACCATACTGAATCTCTACAATTTTACACGGCTTAGTAAATGTGTTGACTAACTGATGCCATTCATCAGGTTGAATAGTAATTGTATCATGTTTACTTAATATTGTCTCAATTAATTCACCCGTTTCAGCATACTTACGCAATTTGCATTTACCTTCAGTAACAATCCAGTACTCACTGCGTTTACTGTGTTTTTGCATACTGAGAGATTGTTTTGGCTCCACTGTAAGTTCTTTTACCTTAGTACCATCTACTTCATGCAACACACGATAATAGCCCCACTCACGTTCTGTTTTGGGTGCTTTCCAAGTATCAAGAATCCAACTACTAGAATTTACTTTGTCTTCTCCGCCTACACCAAAAACGAATTCAATGTTATTATCATTGATATCCATTTCAGGAATATTGTCGCTAGTTCTATCACCACCGTTAGCAAATACAATAGTTGCTTCTGGGTAGTTTTCTCTAAGTTGCTTAATAGCATCTTTAGCAGTGTCATCACTATCATCGAATAACAACAATGCATCGGGTGTATCTAATGCCGAAGTTACTGCCACACGCTCACCTAATGGCAAGAAAGGTCTACCTTTTTTTCGAGATAACCAAGCATCACTATTAAGTCCGATGACTAGCATGTCTCCTAATTTTTTTGCCGCATTAATATATGCAATATGTCCGCTATGTAGTGGATCAAAGCCACCTGTAATTAATACTACTTTCATGGGCGCATATCCTCTTGCCATTGATCTTTAGCCCACTTGCCTGTACAGGCTTTGCTATATTGACGGAACGCAAAGCTCCGCATGTCATACAATGTTGACTCATCGTATTTGTATCCATAGTCCTGACAGAACATGAGATAACCTTCTAGGTCCTCAAAGATTTGTGTAACACGTGGATTAGTTTGAAATTGTGATTTTGCCATTTTAATAATTCCTTTAAATAGCGATTGAAAGAGAAGGTTGATAAGTATTGTAAACAATCGTAGCACCGTTTTCATTATCTTCTGATACTTGAATAACAATGTTACGATCTGGATATCGAGTTGCGATAACATCATAGAGGTCATCACTAATCATTTCACAACTTTTGTAATCCAATTGAAGAATGTTTTGAGAATATTGATTCTCTAACCATCGTTTAAATTGAATAAACTCGATATCACGGTCGTTGTGAAATACTTCAATCGTCACTTCAAAATGAAAGATGTGACGATGTGGAGTTGCTAGAAAGCTAACATCATACTCATCACCTGTTGCCAAGCTTGGGTCTGTTGCTGCCGCTGGGTATTTATGAATACCTTCTTTTTGAAAACGTACAAAAATTGTACGCACTGCTTTATCTTTAATGCGTTGACGCTGTTCGGTTAAGGCTTGTGCTTGTTGTTCAATCATCTATCATCCTCTAAGTCTACTGTTTCGTGGTCATGATCCCATTGAGCACGAATCATTACACGTACTTCTTTGGTATATTTTTCTTTAGTTTCTTTTAATTGAATCAATTTTTTCTCATCACTAGAACCTTCTTTTTCTAATTGAAAAATTTGGTTATCAAGCAATCTAATTGATTCTTCTAGTGTTTTAATACGATTTGTGTATGGCATATTATTCTCCTAAGATTTCGGACATTGCATCATCACTGTCTTCAATGACTTCATCAACTTCCGGCTCACTATTATTTACTTCAAACAATTGGTCAAACATTGTCATAGCGTTCATTGCTTTCTTACCACTGAAACCTTGACTACCTGATTTCATTTGCATCCAGAAGCTACTATGTGATTCTATCATATCTAGACTCTTTTGTCTATCGTTTTGTGCAAATATCTTATCAACAATTTCACCAAAGTGTTCATCATCAAAACGATTCATAACCATCTTAGGCATTACACCTTGTTCATATTGACGATTAGCTTCTTGCACAGCAGCCATGTGTGTATAAACATTGTGACTTTGCAGTAATGTATAGCTTAATGTGTCCCAACTGGTTTTAGTTTCTTTACCATGTTGACCAATGAAGCCTTGACCACGATAGCAAAGGTCCTTTAAGGTCAACAGGTCAGTTACTGGACTATCTGTAAACACTTTATGGATACCCTCAGCCAATACCGCATCTCTAAACTTACGGGTATCACTAGCATAAGACTTTTTCTCAGCAGTCTTTTCCATTTGATAAGACCATTTCTTGTTATGTTCAATAGCTGTGTTAAAATATGCTAGACCCTTAGCCGCACTAAAGAATGGGCTTGCACAGTCAAATGTAATCTGTAGTTTAGGGTTGTGATACTTACGAATAGCTTTTTGAATGTCGGTGAAGAGTACCGCATACTCTAAAATTGATACACCCAAACAGTGAATCAAATCATGTTTACCTTCTACTAGTAATCCATCATGTATGATATTAACAAGTCTACGCAACATCAAGTGTACATCAATCTTGTTCTGACCCCCGAATGCCCAACCATTAAAGTGATTATCTGGATAGATGTTTGGGTCACAATACTTTTTCATTTCTTCATACCAGTCATCACTCTGTGTATGATTACGACCTTGCAACACATTTAAGAACTTACAGTTACCATTACGATGTTTAATAAAGTATTCATTGTTGATATGAGTAGCACTAATAGCTTCTTCAATTGTACTGATT